CGAAAACATCCCCAAGGTGGAAGTATTAAGCTTCCACAGGCACCTTACTTAAGGCGCCACCCACCTACGTTTCAGTGCTAGAGTGTAGGGCTCTACGGATCGCACTAAGTGATCCTCACTCACGGTTTGACCCGCGAGTAAGAAACTCTTCACCATAGCTCCATCTCCCTCGAGGGGATCTGGAACACGCTTTGGAACAGGCACATATGTATAGACCTCACGTCTATGCAGATGCTTATTCCATCGTCGGGGTAAACACTCTTCGCTGAAAAAGTGCCAACCCATGGCCTGGCTTGTTTTCTGTATTGTTGGGAGTTTCCCAACAACCTTTTCCACGTGTTCCTTGAGAATCGTGGAGGCCGCATAGTAACCAGCTTCGAATAGCTGGTTGGCTGTTGCGACCCAGGAAACTAAGCGAGGTGCGTCCGCCCGATCAGTGGGAATATCGTGCCTAAGGTATACGGGTGTTACCCGATACCCAGCATAATAGTCCTCTCCACAACTCTCGCGGAACTTCCCGTTCCAAAAAGATTTGTGTCTGTTGACCCGAAGCCCAAAAGCTTCAAGGTCATCACTGATCGTTGATGCCTCGTGCGCGGGGACAATGAGATCGTCACCGTACACGTACACAGAACGACTATACTTATAGACGTTCTGCGCTGTCGCACGCAGATTAGCGATGCGCAGTCTCGAAGAGATTATGGCGCAATAAAACACCATTGCCTCAACGGGAAAGCACATTGCTGAACCCATGGACGCGAATTTCCTAAGGTCTAATACTAGGCCACTAGGAAGTTTCGCACGAAGACTACGGCTGGCTTCAACAATCGCCCAGAAGTCTGGGCAAACGTTGAAGAGTGACCGTGCCATCGCTAACGAGACTCGATCGCTAGCCTCGGACATGTCTAAAGTAGCAAATTTGCCACTGATAGAACCAATCCGAGACAGCTTTTGGTTAACAGTCTGATCACGGAAATTAACGTGACCAGCTGTCAAGCGACAACTTTCGATGTTGCCAACCAAAAGTTTCGCCAATGATTGCTGCGTGTATTGCATGCACACAGGCTCAACGGCGATAACACGAGGAGTCTTGAGAGTCTTGGGGACGAACACAACCCTTACAGGTTGTTCGTCCTCGGGTTCGACGAAGTGAACACCTGGCATGATAGATTCGAAGTCTGCTCGTGGAGAGCTTACTGCGAATTCGGAGAATGGGAATACCATCTCCAACCTATTATGCCAAGTGCGGTGAGTGTACTTGCGATTACCGCGAATACCCTCAGCCGTCGCCCCACCCCCGTGACTCGGACGCAAATTTGCGTAGAAATCATAGGGTACGATATGTGACATAACAATGTCGCATACCGTTTGGAAGCGATACGTACGATCAGAGAGATCGTCCGCAACTTCGTTCTCACACGCGATGTACGCTTCTTCTGCAAGTCGATTACGCTCCTTTGTACAAGGGCGCACGACTTTCTTGAACATAAGACAAAGTTGTCTTATGGCCGAGATGCAATCAAAAGAAGGCACATCACGAATCCGGCCGTGCGAGTCGAACACTTGGCGCATGTATCCCTGCAAAAAAGCGGGAATACAACCGTTCTTCCTAAAAGATAGGAATGCGGTAGGAGCGATCTGTCCACTGTCAAGACTCTTCTCAAAGTCCCTACAGTAGGCAGGTAGTGTGATAGTCAAAAAACTATCACCCTCGTGTTCGACGCGACTCGTGACCGTTTCAAGGTCGCGAGTCAAGGGGACATCACACCTAGTACTACAATCATGCAGTACCGCCTCAAAGATTTGGACCAAGCTTTTCATATCATCCTCCTATTGGGGGTGTGATATCTAGGCTTGTCTCAGATCCAGAGGGGGTCCTCATCTGTCCTCCTATACCTAGGCGCGAATGCGCCTAGGTACTGTCGGTAGGCGAAACTTACGTTTCGCCGCCGATCATACGGAGGATATTGCCACCGTTCGCAACGGAAGTGAGCCAGCCAGTCAGGGCAAGCACAGTAAACTTGACCTGATTGTCAGTCACACCCGCAAGAGGCCAGTCGACCGTCAAGGTCGACGACCACGAAGCGAGCTCGGAGTTGGCAGGGACGGAGACGCTAGAAACGTACTTCTCCCGCTCAATGCGGGCATAGGTACGATTCCGGCGCGGACCGAACTTGTGACCAACTCGGATGGCATAAACATCACCACTCGTCGGGTCCTCGTATCGGTAAACCGATTCGAGTGGCCCCCGGCCAATAGCCGGGGCCGACAGAGTAGTGGTGTTTTCGATGAGGGTGATTGGATCGGAGAACAAGAGAACCTCTGAGGTTAGAGAAAGCGCTGACGGGAAATCCCGAGAGCAGCGAGTATCGACATTTGGTAGCCCGATAGACCACCAAAGTCGGCACCAATACCGTAGGGGTTCAACCCACCTTGACGGAGCTTCACTTCTACTGTATGAGTAGCGTGAAGATCTGCACTACTCGCACCAATCTTGGAGAGGATATTCTCGTTAGCCTCCCAGGTAGTTTTTACCTGGACTTGGGTAACGATTTTAGTCCTCTTCATTACGTACGAGTAGTCCATGGTAAGGTTGTCGACTGCATTTGCAGACGCGTTTGACATAACGTCACCCACGTTAGAAAAGTAGTCGATTAACCAGGACCACGGGAGAACTTCCCAAAGCAATTCTGGAGTTGGATTGACTCCATAAAGAGCTCGGGTAGCCCTTTTGGTCCACTGGGACGACCCGACGTCAGGAATCCAGTATCGGTATCTTGCCGAATACCAGCTCGTGACTGTCGTAGTCGTCGTCTCACTGTACGTTGTTCTGCCACTTCCAAAAATGGCAGGCACCGGACTGCAACGAGCAAAAGGAACATTATGTTGTTCCTCATGCGACGTTACATTCGTCTCATCAGTGAGATTAGCCCTTCTACGAATGCCCTTACCGTTTTCAGAAGCGATACGGGCAAGTTTGGCGTCAATGTTCTTGTACGTTTCGTACATTTTCTTGACGTCATTCACGAAGGGCTTCCAGCCAAATTGCACGTTAAGGTATTCCGATCCAAGGGAACGAAAGTTCTTTAACTGCGCAAAAAGGCGGCCCGGCAACGTTGGGACCTGTCGTAGCTCTGCTACGAACTGACCCACAGACGCCGTCGGATTCCCAGGTCTTGTACGCTTGTAGCCTTTTGTATAGGCTACACCCAACTCAGCTTGATAATCTGAGAAGGAAGGCGTATCTAATGGGGCAAAAGTGGAAGGCATCCCGGCTAGGCTTACAGCCCAGTCGCGATTCATTCTCGTCGGAAACAACTGCTCAAAAGTGAGCTGATGTACCGGCGAGCCTGTCCATTCATCAGTTACCTGATGAAAGGGTCCACCAGATTCCCAACCGCCGCTTCCTTTGCGGCGGTGACCTTGTGAGACGAGGAGACCACGGTGACTAGGTATCTCGATGGAAGAGTGGTATGCACCACCCGACCACGAACCTCCAACAGCAATTGTGGAGGAATGTGAGTTCCATCTAGGTACCTGGGCCACGTGCCGCCTACGTAGTGTTAAGGGGGTGATGATTCTTCGGGCGCTC